GTCAGGACTACAAACACGAACCTACACTCTCGCAGGAAGTTCATTGACTGCAGGTACCTTTACCTCAATCAGTCAGCTTATGGGGAGTTCGCAAAGCACAACTAATCCAGAAGGAATGAATAAAGTTGTAAGAATCAGCTTGTCATGCTCACCTGATCATACTAGCGCCACAGATGGCTGCAGTGTTTTCAAGTTTGCAGGAGATGGTGTATCAGTACAGCAGATATTCGCGGGACCTTCCTGGTCTAACCAGGCTGCAGGACCACTAGACGGAAACAGTGGAATGCCCGTTATAGTTGAAAATGCAGGCGGTATTTTCGATATTATACCAGGTAATCAGATAGACTTCTCGGTAAGTTGCACAACAGCAGAAACAGTAGACGTAGCAGTATCAATCACTTACGCAGCTTAGGATCATCATCATGGCTATCTTAGGTGGCGGTGTAGGCGGTGCAGGGAACCCAGTAGGCGGAAGCTTCACGGGTCCAGCTGAAGCTTTAGAAATATATGGGGACTTTGCAGCAGCTTACACAGGATTACATGCGGCTACTACTGCAGGTGTTACAGTGCTTTCGTTTACATCGGGTAACTATTTGTTTGTAGGTGAATTTCAACTTAATGGAGCAGTACATATCAGCCCATTTGCACAAACACAAACTACTGCCCAAATAAAATTAAATGGTGTTGCGGTCTCTGTAATTACTACTGGTAATGTTGCAATAGATACTCCCATGAGTATAACTCAGGCCTTGATAATTCCTGCCTATACTGAAGTGACGGTTGAATTTGACATGGATGCTACTGAATCAGACAGATTTGCATCTGGAAGTTTGATAGGCAGAATCTATAGAGATTAATGTACGAAGATTATAACCTGGAGCAATTACTGATGCGTTTTCTCCTGGCTGCAGTAATGGTTCTAGAAGGGATCAGGCAAATTGGTTAATGGTAATCACTGCAGAAGATCAATTCGGCGGCGGAGGACCAGGCACAGGTTTCAATTTCAATGGGCTTTATGAATTTGTATCAGAAGGTTTAGAGGGTGAAAAAGAAATAGATCCAAAAGACGTTGAAGCAATCAAAGAGCAGTTTGATGAATTAAAAAAATATTTGCCATACTTGGCATTAATTGGGATAGTCTTTGCAGTTAAGCACTTTAAGAAAAATGGACTAGCTAAATCAGTTGATCTTGTTGCTCTTAGTAACGTTATTCAGGCTTTTACACCACTGATCTTCGCTGCAGGATGGGTTTTATTCACCAAAGTAAATGATACAGCTAAGAATCTATCTTTTGCTTTTGCGACTGCAGAGACAATTCCTACTATTGATCTAAACCTCCCCCCTGGTATAAATTTAGGATCATACTTTGTTGTTGGTGATCAGCTTTTGGATATGGTCCCAGATGCTCAAAAGTGGTTAGCAGAAGCCAAAGAAGCAGCACCTGGTTTTGTTGAAGCGGCATTGCTTGGTCCAGTATTTACTCTGATAAAGGGTTTGTTTGGAGATAATGATAAAAAATGACAGACGAAATATTCGCTCTTGTTTGGGTCTTGAGCTTTGGGCTTTACTTGGTGATTTATACATACTGGATTCCGTTAAGAACTCAAAAGAAAATTGAGTCCTGGTTAATATCGGAAGAATCAAACGAGACTTTGTTAGCTAGCCTTGGAGTGATCACTAACCAAATCCGTGAGCAAGCCCTGGTCGACTTCGAGGAATTTATGATCCCTCAGGGTAGAAAGGCAGCGATAGACTTCTGGAACGGTGCTATGGGGAATGCTGCCAAGAAACTGGGCGAGACGGAGGAAGGTTCTCAACTGTCTTTGTTGCATAGTATGACTGAAGAATTAAAGGATCAACCCTGGTATGTTCAAGCTGCAGCGTCCAAGTTGATCCCAGTTATTTCTAAAGCAGCTAAGAACCAGGACAAACCGAAAGTTACGAAACTGGTACACGGCAAGTTCGGGTTTGACTAGGCCTTGGAGTGCCATAGAACGCCCCTGGAGTGCCATAGAACGCCCCAAACTCGCCTTTTATACCCTATCCTACCCCACCTCATCCTCTAGTCCTCATTCTTTCTTAAAATGGAATCGGCTGTTAAGCTAAGGTTTCCAAACAATTCCGCTATTTACTATCTTAGTTAGAATCTTTTGGCAGTCGTAACATATCGTTACTTCAGTATTGAACTTGTCAGACTTAAGATGATCCTTAGATTGTAAACAAATATTGCATCTACGCCTCATTCTGCATCTCCATTATTCCTACCCAATTTTTTTAATGCCTGGAATACTGTAACGAAATGTTGATATAATTCAGGATTTGCCTTAACTAGTGGTGTATCATAACTCTTACCTTCTTGACCATAGTATAGATATAAATTATTCTGAACCCAATCTAATATTGCATAGTAAGATTCTGTGGGATCATCTGGATTACCTACGGGATCGTATTTCATGTTTAACCCCACAAGGAATAGGAACCGTCTTCTCTACGTTCTAAGGTCCATATAAATTCTGGATCGTTCCAACAGGTTGTAAACCCTTTGTTAGTTTCTAGCATCAACGGTAAGTCTTTGCGTATTACTTCTGCAGTGGTTTCCCATGTTACTTCTAAACCTTCTTTAGAAAGAGAGTAAGAAGAATGGGGATGTTTAAGGAGAGTTAAGGAAAGAGACCATTTAGATTTACCATGATCGCCGTGTCCTGTATCCCATTCACTTTCAAATTGTTCCGGTTTGGATCCTTTTACAAATTCACAAACCTCACCAGGTTGTAATTGCTTAAACCTGGGCATGCCTCCTAACTCAAACTTCTTATCATTCTTCAAGCTCATCGAATATATAACGTAAAGTGGAGTATATTATAATTGTCCATACCTCCAAAAATGAGTAGCTGTTAGCTTTAGTATCCCATTAGCTTTAATAGTGTTACTCATATCTGAGTATATGCCCGTGGGACTCTATACTCGCAAAGGTGCTAATGGTCGCCGAATGTATTTTAGAGACGGCAAGCTCATCAGCAAGAAGTCCTATGACACCTCACGCAAACGCAAGCGATCAACCAGAAAGGGTCAGAGGCGCAAAACCTCTCGAAGAGCTTACACGGGCAATCCAAGGAGAAAGAATATGGCACGAAGAAGACCAGCTATGCCTCATCCATCCATTACTGGAATGGCTGCAGGCCTAAGCGTAGCACAATACTTGAACCAGGGAGCATCAAAAGGATTCGGAAAAGGAGTTATTGATGATGTACTTGGAGGGAAACTAGGAGATGCGTTTAATGATCTATCAACAAATGCAGTCGCTTTAGCCACATCCCCATCAGGTAAATCGGTTCTTACCTCAGCAATAGTATTAGCTACTGCAGGTGGAGTCGCAAGGAAATGGTTCCCCAGTGTAAAACTAGGTGGAACGAAACTATACTTCAAAATATAAGGAGATAAAAAAACATGTCAGGACTACAAACACGAACCTACACTCTCGCAGGAAGTTCATTGACTGCAGGTACCTTTACCTCAATCAGTCAGCTTATGGGGAGTTCGCAAAGCA